TATATCAAATAATGTACCCAAATTGGTACAAGCAGGTATTACACTTACAATAAAACTTGCAGAAGGATTAATTAGAGCTATACCTCAATTAATTAGTAAAATACCTCAAATTGTTTCATCATTAGTGAGAGGATTTGTTAACTATTATTCAAATATGGGAGAAGTAGGAAAAAATCTTGTTTCAGGAATTTGGGAAGGAATTAAAAATGCAAAAGATTGGTTGTTGGGAAAAGCAAAAGAGTGGTGTGGAAGTGTATTAGATGGAATTAAAGGATTCTTTGGTATTCATTCACCTTCGAAGGTGTTTAGAGACGAGATAGGAACAAACTTGGCGTTAGGATTAGGAGAAGGTTTTTCAAATACTATGAAAGATGTATCTACAGAAATGAAAACTGCAATTCCTACAGAATTTGATGTCACATCTACAATAAATAGAACTGATACATCAAATAAGTTGACATTAGAAAATATGACAAGTGCTTTTGTAACAGCTATTAAGAAAATGAATGCACAAATAATAATAGATAAGGATGTTGCGGGTAGATTTGTAATAACAACTGTAAATGACGAACTTGGAGAAGTAATGTAGAAGGAGATGGAAAAATGAGAGTTAGAAGGTTCTTAATAGAAAATGAAAAAGGACAACAGTTTAGATTGGACAATTTAAAAGAAGGATGTTTTCTTACATCTCCTTCTGATTTTGGATATTCATATAATGTTGATTTTGTTCAATTAGGACATGATTTTATTCAAAACAATAGAAAGATTGAACAGAAGAAGCCAAGCGGAACATTATATTTTAAATCATATGACAAAGTAAAAGAATTTTGCGACTTTGTAGAAAGTTCTCAAAAGCTAAAATGGATTTATATTATTCCATTCGAAAACGAAGAAAAAATATATTATAGAGATGTTAGCATTATCAAGTTAGACAAAACAGAAAAAACAGGAAGATGGTTGGCTTGTCCGGCAGTGTTTGCTGGGCTTTCTTTGTGGTATGAACAAAATGAAACTATATTCAAAATAGAAACGTATGAAGATGAAATGAGGTACAATTACAGATGGAATAGTAGATATATAGACTATAATACAAGAGCAATTCAGTTCAATAACAAAGGACATGTAGAAGCACCATTTCAAGTTGAGATTGACGGGTTTGTACAAAATCCAACAATTTCTGTTTTTGTTGATAATGAAGAATATGCTAGTATAAAAATTCCAATCACAATAAATGAATTTGAAAAGTTCTTATATTCAAGCAAAGCGGGTGAGATTTACATACAGAAACAAAAAGCAGATGGAACAAAAGAAAATTTATGGAAAAATGATTATATAGATATAAAGAAACAAAATGTTTTTAAATTGCCAATACGGAGTGTCAGAAATAAGATTAACAGCAGATGATGATGTATTGAATGCAAAATTAACAATATTTCCGCAGTACAAGGTGGTGTAGATATGAGTGTGAAAGTAACATTTGATAGTAAAGAATATGAATTAATCTACAATGAACAAAGCGGATTATATGAAATAGAGTTAGAGGCACCCCAAATTGGTGGAGTATATAATGCGGAAATAACATTTAAAGATTCGATAGAAAACATTGAATCATCAATAAAAAAGATTCAAATATGGGCAAAAGAAAAGAACACTAATGTATCACAAGAAACTTTAGTGTATTTTTTAGATAAGACAGATTTAGAAATAAAAGATGTTGTTGAATTTGAAGATTATGAGTATGTAATAGATGAAGAAACAAACAAGAATACAATATTTAATATAACAAAAAAAGTAAATGCAGAAAATGATGAAATTGTTATTTTGCAAAGAAATGGAAAGATAGACTATTTAGGAATTGTCGAAGACATATCTAATGTTGATGGAGATTTAGAGAGAAAGGTAACATTAAAATATATTTCTAATAAATTTGATAGAAAAATAATTTTATCAAATGAGAATTTAATAAATGAAAAGGGAATTGAAGATTTTATTGCAAAAGAAATATACGATAATTTTACAAATTCAGATGATGAATTGTTAAACTATAAATGGCTTGATGTAGAAGTAAAAACACATACAAAAATACAAAAATCTGTAGATAACGAAAATGGTATTTATAATTTTCATACATTTATAACTAACTGTACTCAAAATTATAACATTATCTTAGATTTTTCTTATGATCAAGGAAGAATAAAATTAACAATATATAAACAAGATGCAGAAACACAATTAATAGATACAACAATACCGGATATAAGTAATTATGTAGAAAAGTTTGAAACAAGTGTTACTGCAAAAGTAATAGTAAAAACAGATACAGATATACAAACATGGTATTTATTAAGTGATAGAACTACAACACAAAATAAAGATGATGTAAATAGAGCAAGAGGTAAAGTTGAAGTTGTATACACTTCAAAATCAGAAGATGCAAGACAAACAGCACTAGATAAGTTCAAATCAAATACTTATAATCATTATATTTCATTTAAAATAAATAGAAATAGTAAATTATTCGATGTTAAAAAAATGAAAATAGGAACACCGTTAAGCGTAAGAACTAACAATAATATAATATTAGACACTTATATTTCAGCTATAAAAGATGATGGGAGTAACTTTATTGAAATAACGTGCGGAAATATGAGAGTTAATTTTATAGATAAAATATTGAAAGAAAGGAACAAATAAAATGATAAAAGGTTTTAGATTTACAAATCAACTTGCAAATGCAGAAGTAGATGCAAGAATACATCAAGAGTTTTTAAATAAAAATGATGGTATTTTTTACGGAATGGGATTAAGTTATACAAGCAATTCGATAACAGTTGCAGAGGGATTATGCGAAATCGCAGGTAGACCGGTTGCAGTTATAGATAGTGAAACAGTAAGTGCAGGAACAGACAACTTATATTGCTTATTAATATTAGAGATTGATTTATCAAAAGATTCAACAAAAGATGTATTCAATCAAGCTTCTTTTAAATTATTAACATCAAGTACAAGTTATCCGTCTGTAACACAACAAGATATTAATATGTATAACGGTTCAAATAATTTATATCAATTAGAATTTGCAAGATTCAAGAGTGGAACAAATGGAATTACCGAGTTTAAAGATACCAGAAAATTTTTAAGTTTTAGTGGTATATATGCACAAATAAAAGCAGATTGTGATGCTATTATAAATCAAATTAAGCAAGAACTTGAAAATGTAGAAGATGGTAGTTCATATCTATTAAAAAGTGGGGGAAAAATAGATGGAGATTTGGAAGTATCTAATAGTATTAAGTGTGATAATATTACTAATAATAATCGGAAGTAAAGTAATATATAATGATAGATTTGTAACAATAATTGGAAAAGCAACCTTAACTGCTAATACACAAGAGAATGCAACAAACAATAAATGTACGTTTACAAATATAAAAATTGATTATCCAAGCGGATTTTCAGCGGAAAATTGTGTTTTAATAAGTTATAGCAGACAACACAATTCGAATATGGGGTATTCATACGGATGGGACAATTATTTGGAAAGTATGGATAATCTTATTGGGGTTATACCTATGAGAGTCACTCTTTTTGGAAATAGTACAACTGAGTATTCAAATAAAATTAGGTTGCAGTTAGGTAATCTTTCAACAAGTGAAGCAGATATAAGTTTCAAAATTACATTAATGAAATTACCAGAATTGTTAGAAGGAACTGATTATAAATTAGGAGACGTAAATGGAGATGGAAAAATAAATCAAGAAGATTTGACTTTAGTACAACAATTTGTACAAAATAATGCGACATTAACTTTACAACAAGTAAAAGCAGCTGACGTAAACAAAGACGGATATGTTGATACGGGAGACACATTTAAGTTATCACAATATATAAGTGGAGTTATAAGTGGATTAGATTAGGAGGCATTAAATGTCAAAAATACAGGAAGTACTAGTAGAGCCAAACAGGATAGAAGTAGGCTCTACTTTTAAATTAAAAGTAAGAGTAATAGATAGTTATAAATATAAAAAAATAATGATATCAGAAAATAAAAGAAAATTATTAACAGAAGATGGAAAAATAATTAGATCAGAATGGGGCGATTTGAATGGATGATGAGATTAAAATTAGTCAGCTGATAGAAGCTGCTAATATAAATATAAATGACTTAATTATGATTATTCAAAATGGGGCAAATAAAAAAGCAACAGTAAAACAAATACTAGAAAGCAAGCAAGACACAATGATGGAAGGAACATGGACACCGACGTTGACTACATTAGAAGATGTAGCACCAACAATGGAATATAGTATTAGACAAGGAACATATAAAAAATTGGGAAAATTAGTATATTTATCATTTTACATTCGTGGAAATATAACAGCACTAAACGGTTCAGAGAATTATGCAAAAATCACAGGAATACCATATGCTTCATCAAAAACAATGTTGGAAAGCATATTAAGCGTAGGTGGATTATATCAAATGTTAGAAGATGAAACAAATGCAAATGCTTTTATAAACGGAAATATAATAAGGGTTCAAACTCAGTATGGTGAGGTTGCTGGTAAATTAAAAGTTACACCGACTGATGGAACGAATTATTTTGAAATATCTGCATCTGGCTGGTATGAAACAAATGAGTAGGAGGTTTATGATGATAAACAAAATACTAATAAGAACATCAGATAGAAAGACATTACACAAAGATAGAAGAAGTTTAGGAATGAATGGGGAGAACTTACAAGAAGTTCTTCTTTTCTGTTTAGATGAAAAAATAGAAGGAATAGGAATAGTAGAAGTAGAGTTGCCAGACGGGACAAAAGGAATGATAGAAGTTGATAGAACAGAGGAAGGATACGAATTACCTGTAAAGTCAAGCCTTTTAACTCAAACTGGTTTTGTAAAGTTTCAATTAAGAATATTGCATGATGATGTAGAAATCTTTAAATCAGAGATAATAGCATTAGAAGTAAAAGACTCAATAAATGCAACTGCGAGTATTCCAGAAGAGTATCCTAGTTGGGTTGATGTTTTAGAAAATTTGAAACAGGACCTAGAAAAATCAGAAAGTGAAAGAGTATCAAACGAAAATGAAAGAATATCAGCAGAGAAAACAAGACAAGAAAACTTTACTAAAATGCAAGAAACTGTATCAAGTGCAGTAAGTAATATAAAAGACTTAACAGAAGAATACAACTCAAATGCAAAAAAAGAAACAAAGAAATTTAATGATAATGCAGTTGAGCAGACAAAGACTTTCAACGATAATTCAGACAGTAAATTAGTAGAATACAATAAAAATCACACTGACAAAATAAAAGAATATGACGATAATGCTAAAGCTAAATTAGACGAATATAACGAGAATGATGCTGATAAAACTAAAGCTTATAACGATAATACAGTATTAAAAGAAAAAGCTTACAATGACAATGCTACAAGTAAAACAGAGACATTTAATTCTAATGTAGAACAAAAAGAAACTGAACTTGAAAAATTAGCAGAAAAAAAGATAAACGAGTACAATCAAGTTTCTGCTGAATTGACTGCTAAAGTTGAGCAAGTTCAAGCTGAAAACAAGCTAATTAAAGAGCAGATACCAAGTGCGAGCATGAGTGGAAATTCAATACATGTTGAGGATAGCGGAAGTTTGGATTTTGATTGGAAAATTAAGAGTGGACATAAGCAAGAGAGTAGAGAAGGATACAACTTATTGGACTTAACATCATTGATTGGAAAAACAGAAACTAAAAATGGAATTACTTATACAATAAATGAAGATTGTTCAATAACAGTAAACGGAACAGAAACAGAGTATGTATCTTTTCTTCTGCTAGATGTAAGTCTAAAAGCGGGAACATATAAATTTGCAGATGGATTAAATAACGGATATGTATTTTTGCAGACTCTTGGGGATTTCCCTCAAACTAGTCAAAATCATACATTTTCTTTAGCGAAAGATGGAAATGCTACTTTATATTTAGTTAAAGGTGAAATGGCTCCAACATTGAATAATGTTACACTTTATCCAATGATATATGAAGGCACAGAAGATAAACCTTACGAACAGTACGGAGCATCACCTTCGCCAGATTATCCAAGTGAAGTTGAAACAGTAAATAGCAGTGTAAAAATAGATGTAATAAATAATGATAATACAAAATCTCAAACAGCAATAATGCCAATACAGCAAGAAATGCTAGAAGGGGATTATGTTGCAGATGTAGAACATCATAGGTGGAAGAAGTTAGTGTTGACTGGAAATGAAAATTGGATAAAAGGATATGACGATGGTTCTGAAAGAGAAAATTTTGGATTTAGGGTGAATTTAGAAGAATTAAAACAGATTGATAAGACTCAAAATTTTGTTTTATGCGGTGCATTATGCAATTATCTAAAAGAAAGCTTGTTTTTTGTAAATGATATTTCGAAAGAGGTCTGGGGAAACTTAAACACATTTGCTTTGTCTATGTCTGCACAATACACGTTAGCTTTGAACATTAAAAACATTAATACAGTAGAAGAATTAAAAATTTTTTTGAACTCAAAATACGAAGCAGGAACACCAGTGACAATTTATTACAAATTAACTGAACCACTTAACTTAGAATTAACTGCTGAACAAAAAGGAATACGAGATACTAAGTTATATACATACAAAAACGTAACAAATATAGCTGTAAGTGATAAATTAGCAAGTATAGATGTAGAGTACAAGAAAGACCCAACTACAGAACATGACGATTTACAAAATCAAATTGACGAAATAAAACAACTACTAAGTACAACACAAACAAGTGCATTATTATTAGATAACTTACAAAAAGACGTAGAAAGCGAGGTGGAATAAATGATAGTAGAATTATTAAAGAAACTAATTGTTAAAAAATACTATAAAGAAAAGACAGACATAGAGAACAAATTAAATGTATTTTATGCAATGAGTAAAATAAGTGATGAAGAATACAGCGAATTAACATTGCTAGTAGAAGATACATATGTAGAGATAATAGAAACAGCTACAGACACAGAAACAACGGAGGAATAGAAAATGTGGGAATTTATATTAGAATATTGGCTACAAGAACTCTTTGCTGTAATCTGCATGTTAATAGTGTATTTATTTAAAAAGATAGCAAGATTGTGGAAAAGACAACAGGCAATTGAGAGTGGTGTACAAGCTCTTTTAAGAAATGAGCTAATAAGAAGATACAGAGAGTATGAGACAAAAGGTGAAATTTCTATTTTAGACCAGGAAAACATAACCCATATGTATGAAGAATATAAAAATCTAGGTGGAAATGGAACTGTAAAAAAATTATATGATGAAATGTTAGAACTACATATAAAAGTAGTAAAGTAAAAAGGAGTGATTAACATGGAAAAAATAAAGAAAATAGCTAAATATACAATAAATATATTAGCAATAGTAAGTGCATTAGTGGCAGGAATAAATGCTGTAGATGGAATAACAATACCATATGCGATTCAAATAGTACAAGTTATAGCTGTTGTAAATGGTGTAATTAGTACATATTTGTTGGGACAAAAAGCAGTAAACAGTAAGGAGGAATAGATATGAATTATCAAGAATTTATAAATGAATATAACGGAAAATCTTTTGATTATGACGGAGTAGCAAGAGTACAATGTGTAGACTTAGCAAAAATGTATTTAGATAAAGTTTTTGGAATTAAGCCAGGTGCATGGGGTAATGCTAAAGATTATTATGAGAACTTTAATAATCTACCAATCAAAAATTCATTTACTAGAATAGCGAATACACCTTCTTTTGTACCACAGAAAGGTGATATAGTAGTGTGGGGTACAGGAGTTAGTAAATATGGACATATAGCAATAGCAACAGGTGAAGGAAATACACATCAATTCTACTCATATGATCTAAATTGGGGAAGTAAGAAAGTTCATAAAGTGTTACATAACTACAAAGGATTTTTGGGAGTATTAAGACCAAATGCACAAGATAAAATTCAAGCAAATACAATGATTTTAAAAACATTAGCAAGAAATACTAATTTAAGAAGTGAACCAAATACAAAATCAAGTGCAACATTATACTTAGCAAATACTACATTGTATGTTTTAGAATCAGCTTGTGCAACTGCTGACGGATATACTTGGGATAAAGTTCGTATTAGAGTGAATGGAAAAGAAGGCTATATGATAAATAAAAATTATAAATAAAAATAAAGAGGCAGATTTTATTCTGCCTCAAAAACTGTATAGTTAGTAAATTTAATTTTTGCATCTATTTTAATTTCATCTGAGATTTTTATTTCTTTATTAGCCATCTTATATACAATATCTCTAACAATATTTTCACAAAACATATAATAATCAGTATTTGTTTGCCAACCTGGAGTTGGAGTATAAACTATAGTTATTTTATCAATATCAGGTTTTAAATAATTTTTATCAAAAGAAAATGAACAATTTTTTTCGTTAAATACAAATGAATATTCAATTGTATTTGGAATTGTAGGCTTTGTTTCTTTGTTAAATACATATATCATAGAAATCCCCCTCCTTTTTTCTGTACTATATCACATTAAAATTAAAAATGTTGTCGAAATTTGTCAGATTGAAAAAACAAAGTTTTAGAACTAATTTTGAGGTATAAAACTATATTAATCAGAAATGAAAACGGTTTAAAAACGATTTTGAAAAGCGTATTTTTGGAAAAATAAAAAAACTAGATAAATGCTTGATTTACCTAGCTTTCTCCGTCTCACGGATAATAAATGCGTTTTTTATATTATATATTTTTTTAGTAAATTAGTCAATACCTAATTTTTCTTTTAATGCTTCTTGTAATACTTGTGAAAAATTGATATTGTTTTTTTCAGATAAGTAATTTAACCATTCTGGTATTGTCAACGTCTTTTTTATAGACTTGTTGTTAAATTTTTTTCGATAATCTTCCATATCAATACTTACAAATGAAATAAATTGATTTTTTTCCAAATTAATATTAGATAGATCTAAAGTTGGTTTTGGGAAATTAGTTAAATTATCCAAATATAATCCCATAGCATCCTGGGCCATTAGATAAGCATCTTGTATACTGTCTCCAAAAGTTGAACAACCTCTTAGGTCTATAAAATCAACATTATAATATTTGCCATCAAAAGTAAATATTGCAGGAAAAACAGTTAATTTTGTTTTCATTTTTTTACCTCCCAATATAAGTTAGAAAGGAGAAAAAAGGCATAGCAAACAAACATAATATAAGATATAAAATTTTAAGCCTTCTCCCAATACACTCAAAGTTTATATATTATATTCCAGTTTTGTTGGAAGGGCTAATCATTTTAGCCCTGTCCTTTTTAAGATTGCCTCAGCTGTTCCGATTGGAATATCCTTGTTATGTACAGGAATAATCTCTATTTGATTCCCGTTTTTTCATTTTTAAGTGAGAACCTTTTTGTGAGATTTCTTGCCAACCATTTTGCTTTAGCAATTTGATTAGCTGTTTACCACGCATTTATTATCCTCCTTTCTGCTTAACATTATACTACGTATTGATACGTATGTCAATATATATTTAAAAATAATTTCAAATTTTTTTACAAACTTCGACAGACAACTCAACATAAATATGCTACAATAAAAATAGAGGTGATGAATATGCAAGAAAACTATTTAAAATCTCTACAAATGATAAAGATATTAAAGATAAAAACAAGGAAGGAATACAATAAACTACTGAATGATTATTTATTATTATCAGTAGAAAGTTTAAAGTACATATCACAGAAAGATAATTTCAGACAAATAGTAAGACAAGCTAAAGAAGTCGAGTAGACTTCTTTTAATAATTTCATAAAGTTGCCCAAATGCAACAAGATACATGATATACAGATAAATGGACAAACTAAGTCCAGGTGATTTTATGAAAGTAGAAATATTATTAAAGCAGGTAAGACTTGAAAAAGGAATGACACTTGAAACACTTGCACAGTTATCGGGGATAAGTAAGGGACATTTAAGTAAGATAGAAAGACAAGAAAGAGATCCGAAAATAAGTACATTAGTATTAATTGCTGATGCGTTAAAAGTAAATGTAAATGATTTGTATAAAATTAAAAGATAG